TATTAAGTTTCTGACAATAAATCTATTCTTTTCTATAGACTTATTAATTATTGATTGTGTAGAAGCATAGTTAGATAATTGCTTAACAAGTTCTGCTGTTTCTTCCTTATCAGCTCTTCTTTCTCTACCTAAACCTCTTAAACCAAGTATCCCATCTGTATATATTCTGTTTGTTTCTCTTAATTCTTTATTAAACTCTTCATAGTCATCTGGTCTAAAGAAATCCATAAAACCATCAAAAGAATCTCTACCTCTTTCAAAAGCCTCAACTGCTCCCTGTATTGTTAATCCTAAATTTCCAAACTTTGTAATTAAATCAGGTGTTGCTGTTTCTCTTAATGAATTAAAAACACCTAATAAATCAGCAGCAGCAGGAAGTAACTCTTCCCCTATTTCCTCTTGTAATTCAGTAGTAGCAGATCTAGCTATCAACATCTGAGCAGCAAACCCAGAAGCCTCTCTAGCTGCATTTCCCTGCTGTACAGAGGATCTTTCAAATATAAGAGCAGTTGTAGCTAATGCCTTTTCTTGTCTAGTAAGAGCATCAGCACTATCTTTTCCTGTTTGCTCAAAAGCCTTAGTTTGTACCTCAGCTTCTGTTATAGCTATACCATAAGTTTTTAGAGCTTCTCTCTCCCCTACTAGAGCTGATCTAAAAGCCTGTAATACAGGAGCTGCACCTGCTGTAATGTTGTTAAATGAGGCAATATCTCCTGCTAAATCAAATAGTTCTGATGATAAGTCTGCTGACTCTTCTTGTGTGAAACCTATACCTTGAGCAACTGAGCCAAAGACTGAGATAAGTTGTTGTGCTTCTGATGATGTTAAACCAAACAAATTAGCATTTTTACTTAGCTGATTGTTAAGTTTTTCAGAGGCATTACCAAAAGTAGTTCCAAAAGCTCCTGCAGCTTCTTGTGCTGATGATGCAGCTTGAATTGCAGAAATTGAAAAATCTCCTAATGCTTTAACTGCTAATAATGATGAGCCTACAATAGCTGTTTTACTAAGTCCAGACATACCTGCAGCAAACTTAGCATTTTCTTTAGTACCTTTATCAACTTGCTTCTGAGTATTCTTTATCTTTTTAGATGTACTATCTAAAGCTCTTCCAACTTTATCTGCACCAATTAACTTGATGAACATTTCTAAAGTTGTTCTTGCCATCTTTTTATCTCCTCAATTTAGATTTTGCTCTGGCTTCTGTCATAGCCTTATGCTCTTTTTTATTCTTATCTATGTAGTATAACTTCCAAGACTCAAATTCCTCAACACTCATACTTTTTCTAAGAGTATCAACAGTCATGCCTAAGTCCATAGCTAATCTAAATTCAAAAGCTAGTTCTGTATTATTCTGGAAACTGATCAGCTATATTAGCCTGATCCTCCTTAGTCCAAGCCATGCACCTATAAATCCCTATTAGGACTTTATCAACTATTGTTGGTGTTGCTTTAGAGTAAAACTCTTCTACTTGTTCTAATGTGTCAAATTCAGGATCTTTTAATCCTTTTTGCAGTAGATGCTTTTCAAAGAGTACCTCATCTCTAACACCATCAACCTCTGATAATTTATTAATCTCTACTGCATCAGCTTTAGTTAACCCTGTAACAATAACTGTTGCATCCCACTCAGGAAGTTCTACTTCTTTTATAGGGAGTGCAGGGGCATTAGATATATCATCTAGTTTAAGCCTCTTCATGATAACCTCTTTTCTGTTGTGAATTACTTAATGTTTATTTTAAGCAGTTCCCTCAGTTACATCTCCAGAAACTTGAAAAGCAGCTGTAAAAGTAACAGCTCCACCTATATCAGGTGTTCTATCATAAGAAGTCATTATTGCTTCTCCTGATGCTTTAGGATTTCCTCCTGTAGTTCCAATTGGATAGAACTCAAAAGATCCCTCTGCTCCAAGTATTCCAGATAAGTAACCATCAACAGTTGCATCAAAAGAGCCTGAGATTGTTAAAGTTGCATCCTTTAGTCCTGCTACATAAGCTTTAGAACTATTTGTGAATGCTGAAACCTCAGCTACATCAGCAGTTCTTGAAATAGAAACATCAGTAAGAACATCAGAGATATCTCTTAAAGTTCCACCAGAATCATCAATCTTGAATGCTGCATTCTTTCCATGTGTAAATGTTGGCATTTATCTTTCTCCTCTATATTTATTTCTGAGCAAAACTAACTGCTGCTGTTATGCTGCCTGATCCACCAAAAGTTAGAACAGCTCTTGCATATCTTGCAGGATTAGTATCACTTGTTATTAATTCTGATGTTGTACCTGTTGCCTGAGTAAAAGTTATATAATCAGAAAAAGTTACATTATCAGCACTTGTTTGTATTTTAACATCTAATGTTGGAGATCCACTACTTACAGTACAATGAAGCACTCCTGCACCACCATTAGTACCTGCTGCTCCATAATCTACTCCTACTTCATTAGATGAACTTGTTATAGCTGTTGGAGCAAGTAAGCTCTTACCATTATGTGCATCTCCATCAAATTGAAATGCTACAGCTACTGCAACTACTGAGCCAATGTCTGCTGATCTATCATAAGAAGTTTCAATGACATTACCAAACTCAGTTGGATTTCCTCTTGTATGCCCAATAGGAGCAATAGTAAAAGCACTACCTGAACTACCTAATTGGGATAAAAACTCTGCATCTGCATCTAGACTTGAACTCTCAAAATAACCTGAAAGAGTAGCTGTTCCATCTTTTAATCCAGAAACATAAGTTTTAGAACTTGCTGTAAATGTTGAAGTTTCAGCTACATCTGCTGTTAAAGATACACTTGCATCAGTTAAAGTTGTAGATAGATTTGTATTATCTAATAGTACAACAGCATTTTTACCATGATTAAATGTAGGCATTATTCCTCTTCCTCTTTAGCCATTTTACTATCAAATTTTACTGCAGCTTTATTCTTTATCAAACTTTTAGCAATCTTGTCTGGTACATCACAGATCTCTCCTGCTTCACACCTTATTTCACTACCATCTTTATCTGGATAGTTACTTCCAATTAATATTTTTATTTTCATTATGCTATTACCTCTATATTGAATGTTACACCAAGAAAGCTAGTTCCCTGTGTAACTTCATACTCTCCATAATCTGTTGCTGATATAACTCTAACAGACATAGCAGCACCACCCAAAGTTGGATCACTCTCTATAGCTGCTTTAACTGAGGTTGCCCCAGATGAAGCTAAATAAGCATCTACACCATCTTGTGCAGTCTGAGCATCTACTCTTGATATATACACCACTATAGGTATCTCATAGGTATCTGAGCCTCTAGCCATTGTTGAATCATAGTTTAAACTATTTAATGGAGCTACTAATGCTATAGGTGGCTCTATCCAGTCTGGTACATACTCATAAGCAGTAAGTCCTGTTATTGTTTCTAAATTAGTTTTTAAGCCATCTCTTATTGCTGTTAAGGTAGCCATTACTTTACACTCCTAGCTATATCTCTTGCTATAGATTCTAGCATATCTTCTGCACCTGCTTTTATTTCTTTCTGCTTCTCATAGACAACACCACCAATAAAAGGTTTCATCTTTAAACCTCTCTTGGATATTGCCCTAGCAACTAAGAATGGATTTAGTTTAGGTGTACCTCTCTTAGCCCACTTAGCAAGACTAGATCCCTCTTTATAAGGTGGAAAAAAAGGCTTTGTTCTTTTTACTGGACTAAATCCCCTGTAGATTGGTTTACCATGTATAAAAGGGGCTGTGGGGCTGCTAGAAGCTAATTTAAAGCCCTCAGACATCCTTAGCCTGTTAGTGTTACCTAATTTAGCAGTAAACACACTTCTCCTAGTGTTACCTGTGTTTTTATTGCCTCTACCTGCTTGTGATCTAGGAGATGGCTGATTTTCTAAAGCATTAAGAGAATCCTCTTTAAGTTCTAGTGCAAGTTTGTTAAAGAAATCATTACTTCTTTTATTCCAAATAGATTGTGAATTGATTGCTCTAGATAAGTCTAAAGCTCCATTTAAAGTTAGTTTCATACACCATAGAGCCTATTGTTGTTTATAGCTGTTAAGCCAACATAAGGTCTACCTGATGCAAGAGTAATTGTTGAATTTTTAAATCTTTTACATAAAGTTTTAACATCTGGATCAAGCTCAGAAAGAAATATAATTGGAGCTTGTCCTGTTTCTGGATTACCACTAAAGCCCATTGGACTGTTTTTTCTCTGCCAAAATCTAGCTGATTGTATTAATGCAGCTTGTGTTATAGCTTCTGGGATATAGCTTCCTGCATTGTGTTGATCAGGAAAGCCAAACTTAGCAGTAATTTTCAAACCTTTAGGATGGCTAGTTGGTAGTATTTTGCCACCATTCTCTATAGCCATAACTATTTTATTAAAAGGCATTGTTGGTGTTAGTTTATCTGAGTTAAGTGGATATAAATAATAGTCTGTGTCTAAAACTAGAGTCTGGTCATCTGTGCCATCTTTATTAAGTGTTGTTACTACTAACCCTGTTGTTGTAGCAATATCATCAACAAAAGCATAATCCATAAACTCACAGTTATAATATCTAGTTTCTACTGTTTCACTTTGTATAAACTCTCTTCCTACAAAGTCATCAATGGCTCTACAAGCAGCATTAATAGCAATATCAATGTTATTATCTTGTCCTGTACCTGTGATACCAAGCCAAGTTTTTACATCAGCTTTATCTACATACTGTGTATGAGCCATTTAATTATTTATCCTCTGATGGTTTAACAGCTTTAGTTTTAGGAGCTGCAGCCTTTTTGCTACTAATCTTTACATCTGGCATTGGATCTCCAATTCCTGCATAAAGAACTCCACTTTGAAATGGGCATTCTGCACCTTTAGCAAAATTACCTGTTTTATTGTCTTTCCAAACTATGTCTGCTTCTTTTTCTATGTATTTCATATTTTTGTTCTCCTCATGGAACACAGAGCCAACAATCTCATTCTTTAGAACAAAACTATGGCTCTGTATTTTTTCCATATTAATTAACTATTATTCAATATCATTAATTCTTGTGAATGCTTGTGGTTTATACACAGCAAGAGCATACCTTAAGGAAGCC